GCTGGCTAAAAGCATTGCTGAACGTGTTTATGCTGCTGTCAGTAAGAAAATGACTGTGGTTGATCTGCATGATGATCGGCTGGCACAGGAAAAAATGAAAGCAATGCAGATGCGGTTAAATTTGAACAAAAATAAAGGGGGACTAAACTAATGAACATGCAAGAGTTATTACAAAAACGTGCTAAGGCTATCAAGGCACAGGAAGAAATCATGTCTAAAGCAGCGAGTGGTTTGACTGCTGAAATGGAAAAGAATTTCAACGATCTGCAGCAGGAAATCAACGAATGTGACAGGCAGATTGAAATGCTGGAACAGGTTGATGAAAATGCAAAGAAGAATTATGGCGGCAGCGTTTTTGGAAATAGTGGCCCGGCTGTGCATATTGACCCGGTCAAGGCTGGGGCTAAAGATAACGGCGGCTTTAAAAGTTTGGGTGAAGTGCTGCACGCTATTAAATATGGCGATAAAAAAGGCCGCTTGGAAAATCTTAAAGCACAAAATACTGCTGATGGCGCAAGCGGTGGTTATTTGATCCCTGAACAATTTTCGGATGAGCTTTTAATGGTTGGGGAAAAACGCAGCCTGATCCGTCCGTTCGCTTTGGTAATCCCGGCAGGAGAATATCCAGACGCACCGATCAATATGCCTGCATTGGATTATACTGCTGGCAATGAAGGCGGTGTGACTGTTAAATGGATCGAAGAAGGTGAGGAGAAGCCTGAAAGCAATGCAAGCTTTAGAAATGTTGAGCTGAAGCCTAAAGAAGTTGCCGGCTTTATTACTGTTACAGATACATTACTGCGGAATGCGCCTGCTTCGTCTACTATTTTTGGGCAGCTTTTGAGCAATGCTATCGTACGTGCAGAAGACAGAGCTTTTATCAATGGTAATGGAATTGGCAAACCGCTGGGGTTTGCTACTAATGGCAATGGTGGCAAGCTGGTCGTACAAAGGGAAACTGCGGGTAAAGTTACAACTAATGATGTGGCCAATATGATGGCAGCGTTTCCGCCTGAAGATATTCCTGATTCTATTTTTCTTGCCAGCAGCACCATTTTGGCAGATTTGATTAAATTGCAGGACGCTTCCGGCAGATTTGTTTTTGTGCAGGGTGATCTGACTAAGGGTATTCCTACAACATTAATGGGGATGCCTCTTTTCCTGACTGGCATGAACGCTTCTCGTGGTAATACAGGTGACTTGCAGCTGGTCAATCTGAAAAAATATTTGATTAAAGATGGCAGCGGTATTTATATCAGCATGTCTGAACATGTCAAATTTACCAGTAATCAAACGGTTATCAAAGCCTTCCGCAATGTGGACGGCAAGCCGTGGGTAAATGCTCCGTATATGCTTGACAGTGGTGTACAGGTCAGCCCTTATGTATTGCTTGGTGGTACTACTGCGGCAACTACGCCGATCAGTGACTTGACAGCTGCGGCTACCGGCAGCAACGTGAAATTGACTTTTACAGCTGCTAAAAATGCTAATTCCGTTAATATCATGCGCAGTGATGATGGCGTAACTTATCAGCGCATTAATGTGAATGCTGTTTCGGTCGATGCGGCTGAGTACACGGACACTAATTTGGCAAACGGAACTTACGGCTATAAAGTAGTTGTAACCGGTGGCGAGAATGCCGGTGTGTCTAATGCTGCAACTGCTACTGTAACCGGCACAGCTGCTGCAAACAAAACTGCTTCTGCACCTAAAGAATAATCATGCGGTTAAAAGTGATTGTTCCGCCTGCAAGTGAGCCGGTAAGCCTTCAGGAGATGTGTGCCTATTTACGGCTTGACTGTGATGAAGAACAATCTTTGATAGGGCAGCTTATAAAAGCTGCCCGTCAATATTGTGAGGATTTTCAGCACAGGGCGTATTTAAGGCAAACATTGGAACTGATTGACAAGCCGATAAATAACATTTTAGAACTTCCGCGCAGTGAAAACCTGCAAGAAGTTTTAAGTGTTAGTTCGAATAATGGCAGGTATACCGTTGTTCAGGATTTATTGGCACGACTTTGTTTTACTGCTGAAAAAAATAATGTGACTGTCAGGTATGTAACTGGCGTAGAAGATGCTGCCGGTGTGGATGAACAGGTAAAGCTTGCGATCAGGATGCTTGTTGCGCACTGGTTTGAAAATCGTACTGCCGTAAGTTTCAGTAATGCAGTTCCGCGCGAAGTTCCTTTGGCGGTGAAAGCATTATTGGAACCGGGGAGGATCATGACATTATGAATCCAGGAATGTTGAAGCACAGGATCGCTTTTTTACAGAAATCCGAAACAGTGCGTGACGAATTGGGCGGTAAGATGCCAGCAATGTATTCTGAAGCTTTTAAACTGTGGGCGGCTAAAAGTGAACGTCCTGCTTCAAGGCGTGAGCTGATGGGAGAACATGCAAATTATGTGCCTGTGTTTTTTACAGTTCGCAGGTGCAGCGGCGCGAAAAGGCCTGATGTAACCATGCGCATTCGGTGTAAAAATCTGATATATGAACTGCTGAATATTTCTGATCTGGATAACGGTTATCTGGAAATTGAAACAAAGCTGGTAAAACCATTATGAGCAGAAGCATGCGCATGTCTGTTGAAGTCGAGGGACTGGACGAAGCCCTGCGGCGCTTGAAAGCGTATGATACAAAATCAACCGAAAAAATTTCAGAAGCTATCCGGCTTGGCGGACAAAATATTGGTAAAGAAGCACGCAGCCGTGTACCGCGCAGAAGCGGCAAACTGCGTAAAAGTATACGCACAAGGTTCGACAGTACGGCTATAACATCTACTGTCCGCACTAATGTGCCATACGCGCATCTTGTAGAATTTGGTGCAGCAGCTGCTACAGTACGGCCGCGCAGCAGAGCAAGAAAAGGCGGAAAACCTAAACTGGCTTTGCGGATTGATGGCAGAGGTTTCAGGCGTTTTGTGCATAAAAGCAGTAAGCCGGGAAAAGGTGTAGTCCATATTCCGGCACGGCCTGCACGTCCCTATATGACACCTGCTTATCAGAGCGGCAAGCCGAGGATCGAAAATGATATAAAAAAAGTGTTAAGGGAGATGCCTAAATGATTAGAAATGTGCCTTTAACAGCTGTGCAGGCCTCTGTATATAAAGCGTTGAGCAGTAATATACGCGGCTATAATGTCTATGACGACAGCACGCCTTTTGAAGATGGAGAACTTGTAGACAGCAGGTATTTGGTTATTGGAGAAACTACAGGTAAGCCGTCAAGTGCTAAGCGTGATTGCCCTGTTTGGGAAGTTACGGTGAATATCAATGCTTTCAGTAATTATCATGGAAAAAAAGAACTGGATGAAATGCTTGACGATATTGTACAGGTTTTGACAGGTTCTGCTGAGCTGGAGCAGATTGAGATTGCCGGTTACTATTTTCATGGTTTGGAGATTGATATGGTGGAAGCCTTCAAGGAAGAATATGAAGATGGGACTGTCTGGCAGCATGGAGTGGTGCGCGTCATAGTAAAAGTTGAACAAAAAGAAATGTAGGAGGTAGAAAAGAATGAATGAAATTATCAAAGCGGCTAATTTCCCTATGCAGCCAAACAAAAGTCAAACGCTGGCTGGTAAAAGCCTGCTGTTGTTTTTGAACTATGGTGAAGGCGCTACTGTTGAAAATCCTAAATGGGGTTTAGTCGGCGGACAGCGTAATTCGCCGCTTTCCATGAGCGGGGACGAAATCGACGGCAGCGACAAAGCAAGCGGCGGCTGGGGTGAAAGCCTGCAAGGGACTAAAAGCTGGAGTATTGAGCAGGAAGGCGTTTATAAAGTAAATAATGAAATGCTGGATGCTTTGAGATATGCCTTCGTCAATGATATTGCAGTGCATATCATGCGCCTTGATAAATATGGTAATGCTGTAAAAGGTTTTGCGAATATCACGGAATTCAGTGACGACAATCCGCATGATGATGTTGCTACTGTTACCATGACGCTTAGCGGCATTGGAAAACCTGAATTTGTTACTAATGAGCCTGACCCGCGCAACACAGCAAATGCGATCTCTGACCTTGCTGCTACATCTGAAAGTGCAGGGACAGTGAACCTGACCTTTGCTGCACCTGCTGGTGCTGCTGCTGTTGTTTTACAGCAGAGTGAAGATGGAACTGAATTTACAGATACAGATGTAGCGATTGAAAACACTGCGACCAGCGCAGAAGTAAGCGGGGTAAAAGCCGGCAAGGCGTACTTTCGTTTAAAGGTAAATGGCGGCGACAAGAACGGTTATAGCAACATTGCTACTGTGACAGTATCTTGAACGCTGCCGAATAATAAGAAATATCAAAATAATAATTAAAGCAGGGCTGTCAAAGCCCTGCTTTTTCTATACCAAAGGAGCGATGAAAATGAGCTTGGACAGAAGTGTGACGATCAATTTAGGCGGTAAAGAAAGAAAAATCAAGTTTAATGCTTTGGGTGTAAGCCAGCTTGAAAGGATGCTGGATGACCACAATGTTTACAAAATGGTAAACGGCGGCGTTGTAGCTTTAGGCGATTTGGCAAAATGTCTGTATGTCGGCTTGGCTGCGTATGACAAAAAAGTCACTATCCAACAGGTTTATAACTGGATGGATGAGTGGCTGCTGGATAACAGCAGTGAAAGTTTGCAGACGCTTGTTATTATCGCTTTGAGCAAAGCGGGTGTTTTTGGGTTTGCCAGGAAGGTGCTGGAAACTGAAAATAATACGCTGGAAATTGAAGCGCCGCCTGATGATGAAGAAGTGGGGAAGTAACAAAAAGCTTTACAGAATTGCTGGATGAACTTTTGCCGTGGTGTTATGGTGAATTGAATTTAAAGCCGTGGGAAGTAGAACGGTTGTGCCTTGCAGATATTTTTTTGATGTTGAACGGATGGCAGCGCAGATATGACCATTTGGAAGATATTGTTATCAGCTGGATCACATACCC